CACAGACCATATCATTTAACCACCAACCATTCACCACCCACAATTTATCCACACCCTATGCCTCACTTATCCACACCCTGTGGAAAACTATCACTGCCCTGTGCAAAACTGAACAATAAATTTAAACAAGCAAAAAGACCCATTGTCAAGAATGAGTCTTTCTGTAAAGGAGGCTTATTAAAACAGATTACGCTGAATAATAAACCAAAAATATAATAAGAAATGTTATTCTTATTGAAAGCTATTATGTACTATCCATTTACGAATCTATCTCTATTATATCAAAAACTGATACATTTGTTAAGCAAGAGTACAGCGTTACTTTTCACCTTCTGATTCTCAAACCTGAGCCATCCCTGCTTATACCCTCTAACGCACATACCTAAATACAAATTACTTCTAGCACTACTAAATATTGTCTGCTCTGTATGATCATTATAATCAAATACAAACTTATGCAGTGTATTTGGATCAAACTTCTCACTAAGATACAAATATCCATCACTACCACTCCATATACCAATATACATACCATTAATAACTAGAACACCATAAAAGGTACTATTTGAAGGTCTCTTTGCTATAAAGCTTGGGTTTTCATCAAGCATCTGGTTATCTATGGCATAACGTCCAAAATCAGTACCATCAATGAGAGAGCCAAATCTAGTCTTTTTCTTTTCCTCTCTGTACTTCAAATTCCTAATATAATTTACAACAATTGCACCATCTCTATAACTTTTGTACTCAGAATTATAAGGTAGTTCCATATTGAAATACGCAAAATAAGGGTTCTGACCATAAACACTGGTAGCATTTCCAAGAAACACAATCTGACCAGGCCTGAGGCGAAAGACCGTTTCATATACGTCGAGTACCATATTCACCTCATTTTTGAGATAATGGTAGACACCACCAGTAGGGAGCATGAATTCATCAAAAATAATAGTTTCGACTTTTGGAAAACTGGTAGACTTCAATATATTCGCAGTAGACAAAGGAACTGCATAGCCACAAACTTTGCCATTACATTCAAAGGTCGTCAGCATCTTACTTTTCTTAACCTTCCAGTTATACTCAGTAAAATAACCGGCATTTAAAATATCATTGAAAAACGTAGATAAAGCCGAATCCAACTCTGTCTTATACCTCCTCATATAAATAAATTGTTCACCTTCATTAATGAACCTATTTAACACATGGTATTTCATAGAAAAGCTTTTCCCGACACCACGTTCTCCAATCACAAAACCTAATAAAAATGGGAAGCTAAATAATTTATCCGGCTTCCAAAAAATATCTTTCTTTTCTTCCATATCATCCTCTAATAAAAACAGCCAGAGTGATACTGTAGTTTAACACTGTTTACCTAGCAGACTAGTGTCGTGGCAGCGTCTTCCGCTGGGATGATTCCACATAACACTTATTAAACCTTAACAGTACCATCTAGCTGTAGGTAATGCTGCTATCGGGCTGTATGCCCATCAGCTACTCTAATTATATCAAGTTTTCCACATTTCTACTGACTTTTCCACATTCTTTACCTCAGTTATTAAAATCACAACATAAACTGTAACAAAATCAATCTTGAATTCAATTAAAATTTTATTTACAATTAAATTATCACTAATATAATAAGAAAGGAGATAATACACTAATAGATGTCACTCAGACAAAAGTTTAAATTACCAAAAGGATTACAATATATTAAATTAAAGAAAGGAATATTAAAATGAGAAAAGCAGCAATAGAAATGGCAAAGACATGGAATAAAAATCTAGAGGTAGGTGCAACTTTGGAAGGTATTTATCTTAAAAAAGAAGTCTATTCAGGTAAATTTGGAGAAGCCTCAAAATATGTAATTCAAGATAAAGACGGTGAAAAATGGGCAGTCTTTTCTTCAGCCTCTCTTGGCAACCAGTTCAACAACATTCCAGAGGGAAGCTATGTTTGGATTACCTATAAAGGTGAGGAACAAACTAAGTCTGGTAGACCAGTTAAAGTATTCTCAGTAGATTACGATGACGAATATCAAGCTTAATTGACCATTGTGGTGCTTACCAATTCAGCCATTTCTCCACTATAGGCCAGATTGCAGGTAAGTTAAATGTCGCAAGAAGTTACAGCCACAGCGGCACAGGAGGTAACATGTCAATTTATTACAATAAAAATTTATCTGATTATTTAAATAAATCAGTGAGAAATTTTAATCGTAGAGTAGCATCGGCTAAAAAAGCAGGGGTTAAAAATTTACCGGATAAAATATTTGTTCGGGAGTTAAAACGAAGGTATGACAATAGAAAGGATTTACTAAGAGAAATTAATCTAATAAATCGTTTCAATCGTCAAACAGCGACTAACGAAATAATGATTGGATCTAATGTTACCAAATGGCGAAGGGAATATGTAGAAAATAATTTACAAGCTGCTAAGAAATATTTTGACAGAGAAATAAAAATTAAACAGGAAAGATCAGGACGTTTTCCAAGTGAAAGAGATTTACTTGATACTTTAATTAGTAATAGAGATATCTTAAATTATGATCTTAATACAATTACAGAGGGTCAGTTTGAGGATGTAGAAGGAGCAATCAAAACTTTTATTCGCTCTCGTAATAAATGGGCTGCAGGCTACCGAGGATTTATGAGTGAAGTAGAAGAAGTGATGATTAGAACTGGTGTACCAAAAGAGCAAAGAGATGAGTTTTTCAAGAAGTTTCAAAAATTGAATCAAGAGGAATTTTTCTATGTTTATGAAGAATCTAATTTAATTAAACGTATATATTTATTGATTGATAGTCCAAAACGTGAAAATGATATGAATGCAGAAGTACCAGATGCTAGAGGACTTGTCGATGATCTAATGAGTAGTATTGATGTAATGATAGATGAAGCCAAAAATAGAAAATAAAGGCTTCAACTATGATTTTACAAAACTGCTGGACGGCTGATTTTGAAACCACTACAGATGAAAATGATTGTCGGGTGTGGGCTTATTCAATGAGTAACATCGCCGACCAAACCTTCAAGTGGGGAACAGACATCAATGAATTTTTTGAATTTATCAAGAACTCAAAAAATAATCTTAAAATCTGGTTTCACAATATCAAGTTCGACGGCATCTACCTCCTAAACTACTTATTCTTAAATGATTATCAGTGGGTAGGAAGTAAGGAAGAAATTGCTGATAATACCTTTACTACTCTTATTACTGATATGGGTCAATTCTATTCCATCACTGTTTATTTTAAGAAATATAATCGTCATTACAAAAAAGTGGAATTTTTTGATTCGATGAAGATTCTTAACTTCTCAGTAGAGAATGTGGCAAAAGGTTTTAATCTGCCGATTCGTAAACTTAAGATAGACTATAAAAAATACCGTCCGGTAGGATACCAGCTAGATGAAAATGAAATAAATTATATTAGAAACGATGTTGAGATTATGAGTCTAGCTCTTAAATTTATGTTTGAGAAGGGTATGACTAAGATGACTATTGCTTCCGATGCAATGGCTGACTTTAAAAAACGGATGATCGGGTTTCGGAAGAAATTTCCAGTTCTATCAAAGGAAGTAGATCGAGATATTAGAAGATCTTATAAAGGTGGGTTCACTTATGCCAATCCAAAATGGACAGAAAAGCTAGTAAAAGATGTGGTAATTCTCGATGTTAATTCTTTATACCCTTCATGTCTTGTTAACTGCCCGATGCCTTTTTCCACTCCAGAATTCTTTGAAGGTGAATATCAACCTGATCCTGTTTATCCTCTTTATATTCAGTCTATCACTTGTCGTTTTGAAATAAAACCAGATAAAATCCCTTCGATTCAGATTAAGAAATCATTACATTTTGATTTTAATCCAACTGAATATGTTACCTCTAGTAATGGTGAAAGAGTAACTCTATATCTTACAAAACCAGACATGGAACTGTTTAGGGAACAATATAACATCTATAGTCCTACCTATAACGGAGGCTGGAAATTTATGTCTTCGACCGGTCTTTTTGATAATTACATTAATTATTGGATGAATGAAAAAATTAAAGCCGGTAAAGAGGGAAATGCTCCCCAGAGGCAGCTCGCCAAGCTCTGTCTTAATTCGATCTATGGACGTTACGGACTCTCACCAGTTGCTGGCCAAAAACAACCGTATATGAATTCAGATGGTATAATTAAATTTGCACAGTTACCGCTAGAAGAAAGGGAACCGGTCTATGTAGCAGTAGCAGCCTTTACTACAGCATATGGTAGGAAGAAGACTATCGAAACGGCTCAGACCTTGAGGGATTTTACTACCAAAAAATATGGTGAGGATCGTTGGTATTATTGTGATACTGACTCTTGTCATGCCTCTCTTACTGATGAAGACCTTGAGGAATTAAAGGATATCATTCAGGTAGATGATTTTAAACTAGGTTACTGGGCAAAGGAAGGATTTGCCACTCGTGCCATGTTTATCAGAGCTAAATGTTATATTGAGGAGGTAGATGGTAAATTATATCCTACTGTGGCCGGACTTCCAAAATACTTAGCACCTCTTATTACTTTTGAAAACTTTAAGAGAGGATTTTCTACTACTGGTCTTTCAATTGAAGATATGGTGAAACTCGCTATGAAAAATGGAGCCACCGAAGAAGAGATCGAGAAGCTCCACCATAAGCTTACCTACAAGTATGTACAAGGTGGTGTAATACTTGCAGATACTGATTTTACAATTAAATAATTATTCAGGAATAGGTATATACTCATCCAAAATTTTTAATAATTGTTTTTGAATAGCCTGTAATTGTTTTCCATTTACTATCGCTACTTCTAACAAGACGTTTAAATCTCTTTCTAACCCATTACGAATTTCAGCATACATTTCCTCAATGTTCTCTAATTTATTAATTACTAACTTTTTGGTATTTTCGTTTAGATTAGAATCTTTTATTTCTTCAAATGGATCTTTCATAATTTTCCTTATAAAATAATAGTTAATGAATATAGTTCTTCATCAACCTGTTCTATCTTAAACAAGATTGATGAATAAATATTTATCAACTGATATTCAGTTTCCATCATGCAACTCATACAGATGGGTGATAAGACTATAAAACCTTTCTTATCTAATTCTTTAGCAATCTTATCTATTGATAATTTCTTTTCCCTCATTTCTTATTTGTTCCTCTCTTACTTAATTTACCACCGATAGTTCCAGCCCTTCTAGCTAGATCTGGATTCAAAGCAAAACCCTTCTTAATACCTGAAACCTTCCCACCTTTTCTTCCTTGTATCTTATAGAAGTCATTGCCATATCTTTCTTTATTAGTACGTGCAGCTTTAGCCCCACCGATTTTAGTGCCAACCACAGTGTTAAATCTCCTTTCCTAAATCAAATAGTTTAGTTCCACTCATTCTTCACCTCCGAAAAGCAAATCCAAATCCATTAATACACTTTTATTTTGTATTTGTTCTTCATCTAAATTAAAATAAATTACATCTCTCACAAAGCCATCAAACCTAAACCCTTTATCTTTCAACCGTTTCCAAGCCTTGAGTTTTTCCACTGCTTTCTCGGCTTCTTCTCTTGATGAAAAGTAGTTGCCGATTTCTAACTTTTGCTTGAATGCAAACCTTTCATTTTCTGTTGTATATTCTCGAATATCGCCCCAAGCTGTGATATAAAATTCTGTTTTCGGTTCTTCGTAATCTTCCCATTCCTCGCTAAGTTCGGTGAGAGTTTTATAGTTGTCGAAAATATGGTCTATTAGAATTATTATCTCTCCAGTTTTCTTATTTCTTAATTTCATATCTCTTTCTCCTTAATAAACTCTATCACTTGGTCTAACCACAATCTTTCATGTGACAGCAATGTAGGAATAGACTTCATGGATTGTAACTTTGTTAATATTTCATTCTTTCTTCGCTCATAGTCGAGATGAGCTTCCTCCAATTCCGCATCTACATTCATATTATTTACCTTGTAGAGAATCAAGAGTTTTCTCTAAACCTTTCGCTTCTTTATTAAATGCCCTGATGGCTTCCATCGCCTTATCGTGTTCTTTTTGTAATTTCTTTAACTCTTCTTCCATAGAGTTCCTTTCTTATTATATTTAATATACCTCTATTATACATCTTAACCTTATATTTGTCAATACCCTTAAGTATATAAAATTACATTTTATTAAAAGTTTTCCACAGATAGTGTTATAATTAAATTAACCACTGATCACCTATAGAAAGGAGGTGATAGCACATTCTTATTTTGGGAGTGCATAGTCACTCCCTTTTTCATGCTATAATAGAATTAGAAAGGATAAAACTATGGATATACAGCAAAAGACCAGATGGGATTTTATAGGTTTATCGTCTGACTCTAAACCACAAAGTGACAATTCAAAAGTCACTGATGGTTCTACATTTTATGAAGCAGACACTTCTAAACTCTTTTTCTGGACTAAAGACCGATGGTATAGAAAAACATCGGATGTGCAAACTAATATCGAAAGGAAAATGAAATGGTAACAGATAATCATTACAGATGGGATTTTATCGGCCTATCAACTGATACTAAACCAACACCACTAACATCTGATAAAGTGGTGGATGGATCAACTTTTTACTGTTCTGATACTTCAAAACTCTATGTCTTTTGCAAGGACACATGGTACGAAAGAAAACCACTTGGAGGTGGTGGAGGTGGAGGTGGTGGAACTTCCTACACAGCTGGAGCAGGTATCACAATTGAAGATGACACTATATCTGTAGATACTGATACTATCCAGCCTAAATTGACTGCTGGTACTAATATTACTATCTCAGATGATACAATCTCGGCTACAGATACTACTTATACTGCAGGTACCAATGTTTCTATTTCAAATGAAAATGTTATCTCGGCTACAGATACTACTTATTCAAACTTTGTGGGTACAGATGGTACATCAGCCGGCACTGCTGGTCTTGTTCCTGCTCCAACAACAAGTGACACAGATAAATACTTAAAGTCAGACGGAACATGGGCAACGGTTAGTGGTGGCGGAGGCTCTGTTACGGTAGTACAGACAACTGGTACTAGCACCTCTGATGTGATGAGTCAGAACGCTACAACGTCTATGATATTTGGCGACGCAGGAACTAATGATAAGATTGTAATTGGAACGGGAGCAAGTGTTTCTGCACAAAGTTCTAATATGGCAATCGGTACTAGTGCTTCTGGTAACGGAACTCAAAGCACAGCGGTGGGGTATATTGCAAAAGCAAGTGCAAATGGTACTGCACTTGGTTATAATGCACGGGCAGGAATTTCTGCATCTCAAACAAATACCACAGCCATTGGGCAATCTGCCTATGGTGGTGGCGAGCACTGTACTGCAGTAGGCGATAGTGCAAATACTATTAATGCTTTTTCTACAGCGATTGGTGCAAGTGCTAGAGCAAGAAGCTTTAGAAGTGTGGCAATTGGTGCTGGTGCAGTGGTAGATAATAGCCCAGCCATGGATTATAGTGTGGCTTTAGGTGCAAATGCTGTAACCACTAGAGCTGGCGAAGTAAATGTTGGAACAGGGGACCCAGCAACATCAACACTTGGATTTAATTCGAGTGCTTATCGTGTTATTGGCGGTGTCTATGACGGTCAAGATTTGCATGATGCCGCGACAGTAGCACAGGGCAATACTCTTGCTACCACCGCGCCAGATACGAGCACGGTTGGTGTTCTAGGTCAGCTTTGGACTGATACAACAAATATGCATACTTATCAATGTACTGCTATCTCGGGTAGTACCTATACCTGGACACAAAGGTGGTAATATGTCATTGAAAACTAAAGAAAGGAGGTCTTATGCCTTGTGGTGGTAAAAAACGTAAAACGATTAGGAGAAAGTAACTATGGCAACGAAAAAGACTAGGAAACCTGTTAAAAAATCACGCAAAAACTCAAAGAAAAAACTAAATTTTAATATAATAAAAGTGGCTTTTCCCCTTGGAATCTTCATCCTATGTAGTATTGGTGCGATCGGTATAGTAAATCTCGTGACTCGTGAAAAACAAGTAGAACTGCATATCGAATACAGTGAAAAAACTAATGAAATCACAACCTTTGATAAAGGAGGTGATGAATTTGAGGAGATTCCTACTGTGGAAGAAATTGATGGTGGTGGACGTTTCCAAGATACTATTTCTGGAGACGACACCAGTCTTTACTATGAAAAAGGCTCGATCGAAGAAGTAGACACCTCTTCTCCAGTTGCTTTTATGAACTCTACGCTGAACCGCTGCATCATAGCGTCGAACTATTTTGGTGCACAATGTGTTAGTCTCGCTCGTGCCTTCTGGTGGGATTATGCTGATTTTGATGTGTCTACCTGTGGAACTGGTCTTGCTAAAGGTATGATGGAATGTAGTGAAGAAAATGCCAGAGATAAATTCAAAGTCATCTGGGATAAATCAGAAATTCAAGCTGGTACATGGATTGTTTTAGATGGAAAAACTACCGGTCACATCTGCATGGCTTTATCGCAACCTGTGGGTGATTATGTAAGTTGTTTAGGTGAGAATCAGGGAGGGATTCCCTGCGAATATGGAGTTGGAGGTGCTGGTACAAACATAATAAACCTTTCTTTAAAAAATTTTATTGGAGGTTATACGCCGATAACCTACATACCTCAAGAACCAGCACCTACCCCAGAACCAGAGTCTACTCCATCCACACCTGATACAGGGATAGTTAAATAATATGGCTATTTTTACCTCTTTTGACGCTTTTATTACTTCAACTTACGGTACAACAGTTGGTGAAGGTGAATGTTGGGATTATATAAATTTAATCTGGAATCATCTAGGAAGTAAATATTGGACTTATCCTCCTAGTGATCCTTCAGCAACGAATCATGGTGTTAAATGGGGTGTATTAGATAGCGATGCTAGAGCAGCTAATATAATTTCAGGATTAACGTATATTACAGATGTAAGTCGTCTTAAAAGAGGTGATATAGTTGTAACTACTAATGGCGAATATGGCCATGCTGGATTTATAAATACTGACTACATTCCAAATCAATCTAGTTATCCCATTTATTCTCAAAATTACAATGCAAGAAGTGTCACTTTGGATACTTATAGTATAGCTAGTTTTGGCGGGGCTTTTCGCTATGACGCATGGAGTCCACCAGTTCCACCAACTCCAGTTACTACTTCTCGTAGCCATTTTCCTTTTGTTCTCTATGCTAGAAAATTACGAGGAATGTGATATATGGTATAATTGAATTAGGATGAACGACGACAAAATTTTAGAACTAACTGGTAAAATTGAGGAAACTTTAGGAGCGGATAACTTCGCTACTATTTCTGATACCATCGGTGAACTTCTCACTGGTAATGCTGAGAATATGAAGATGTTGGCAGCTCGTGACGAAGAGATCAAGAAACTAAAAGATAGAAACGATAAACTAGTTAGTGCTAACGGTGCTTTACTTCAAAAAGTACCGATGGGGTTCGAGAAGAAAAAAGAAGAACCCAAGGAGGAGGAAGCTCCTAAAAAACTTTCGTGGAAGGATGTCTTTGATAAGAAAGGTAACTTCCTACATTAACAACTAATAAAGAAAGGACATATTATGTATCCATCTAGTGGTTTACAAACCGCATTGAATAAGATGCGTGAGATGAGTGTAGAATCTAATTCTATATTTCATCAGTATGTACCTTATGTCACAGATACCACAACTATCGGTGAATACGGTGCACCAATTCTAGATACACAGAACCTAAACGTTATGAATGACTTTGTTTCACTCTTGAAGAAAGTTGTTTATACAGCAGTTTATAATAAAACCTTTAATAACCCATTGGCACAGCTAGAAGGTGAAAGAATGCCTCTCGGAAATTTTATAGAGAGTGCATACATTAATCCTGCTAAAGCAAGGGCTTTTAACGTTAATGATTTTGCTGGTTTACTTCAAAAGTATTCTGCTGAAGTGGCTACCGAATATTACGAAATTAACCAAGACGCTCAATTTAGCGTGACGCTCACCAGAGATAAAATTCGTAATGCTTTTACTTCTTGGGATCAATTAGAAGGACTTATCTCAGGTTACATTAACTCACTCTATAATGGCGCATATATTCGAAGATACACCACCACTAAAGCTCTCGTTACTGCAGCGTTTACTGCTAACAAAATACAGTATACCAAAATTTCAGATGTGACTGACAAACAGTCTGCACAGGCTATGATACAAGCCATGCGTGCTGCTTACACCAAGTTTCAAATTCCTTCCACCAAGTACAATGCTTGGGAAAAGGTTAAAGGCGATAGGATGGCTCTCAAAACTTGGTCTGACCCTGAAGATATAATTGTTATGATTTCGGCTGATATCGAAGCTCTAGTTGATGTACAAGTTTTAGCTGCTGCACTAAATAGCAACGCTGATAAAACTGACTTCTTAGGACGTGTAATTGTTGTTGACGATTTTAATATTTACAATGACGATGGTACTATTGCTGTAGATGGAAGTGGTATCAAGGCTGCCATCATGGATAAGAGCTGGTTCAAGATTAAGACTCAAGACTTCGCAATGGATGAATTTTTCAATGCCTCAAATAGGACTTGGCAATACTTCCTTAACGATGTACGCATGGTGAACTATTCACTATTTGCAAATGCTATGGTGTTCTCAACAACTGACCCATCGGTTGATGCAACTGATCTAAACATTGAGACAGCTTCTGTCACTCTTAAAGCTGGTGAAACTGTGAAAGTTCCATTCGTACTTACTCCAGCCAACGCTACTTCAACTATAACGGTTACTTCCAGTGCCTCTACCTATGCAAGTGGTTCTGTCTCTGGCCGTGACATTGTGGTAGAAGGTAAAGCCGAAGGTTCCGCAACCCTCACTGTGGCTGCTAACGGTCACTCTGACACTATCAGTGTTACTGTACAAGCTGCTGCCTAATACCAATGTTAATAGGGATGGGGTGAAATATCCCCATCCTTTTAAAGAAAGGAATTAAATGGCAGTTATTGCTCCAAATTCAGACTTAATTCTGCTCAAAGTTCCCCTAGAGATTGATGAAAAAAATCAGCTCACCTTTGTTAACGCTACAGCTCAGTATAACTACTTTCATGGTTTAACAGGTAAACTGGAGGTGGAAAAATATACCTACCAGAGAAAAGATGGCACGATTCGGTTAGGTGCTAATTTTGATGATATAATTTCCTACAACTATGTAATGTACCGTAATACTTCATATTCTAATAAATGGTTCTATGCGTTTATTACAGGGATGGAGTATCTTAATGATAATGTTACAGCAGTAAGCATCAAGACCGATCCGTATCAAACATGGATGTTTGATATTACATTGAAATCTGTGTTAATAGATCGTGAACATCCTAACACAGATGCACCAGGTGACAACACTTTACCTGAAGATTTAGAACTAGGTGAGTTTGTTTGTAATGGTTCAACTGCAAACTTTGGTGGTGCTTCAAACTATTGTACAGTGATTGAAGTGTCGATGGTAGAAAACGAAGGTGAAAATGGTACATTATCCTATGAATGGGATGATGGATCTACTACTAGAACAACAACTCCTTCTCTTAATGGTATTCCAAGAGGTACAACACCCCTAATTGTAGACCTGGACAGTCAAACACCTTCTTCAATTAAAAGTGTAAGAAAAGCATACGATATAGCTGGACTTGGCGATGCTATTATAAATGTTTACTTACTTCCACGTTCTTTTGTACCAAATTATCACTACCTTTCACTATATGCTAATCGTCCTGGTGGTACTGCTTACTCTGTATTTCATATTGCTGTGCCAGATGAGTCAAGCGATGAAATAAGTCTTGGAACTACTACGATTACTAAACCCACTACTCTTGACGGTTACACTCCTAAAAGCGGTAAATTAAAGACTTATCCCTTCATGTTCTTTAATATATCTAACAATGCTGGAGCATCCTTACCTTATCGTTATGAAGATTTTAGTAGTACAATCAGTTTCGTAACGGAAGGTGCTTTTGGTGCAAGTGGTACAGTGAAAACTACACCCCAAAATTACCTTCGTCAATCGTCTAATGATAATGCTATGGATTATAGTATCACTGGAGCTAAATATCCTATCTGTAGTTGGAAATCAGACTCATATACTAACTGGCTAACTCAAAATGCTGTAAACATGGGTATTGAATGGAAAACCACTTTGGTATCGGCCGGTGTTGACTTAATCGGTGGTGCTTTAGCTGGTGGTGCTATTCCTGGTGCTGCCATAGGTGCTATCGCTGCTGGAAGAAGTATTATTAATACTGCTCGTGAACAAATGCTAGCTAAGACCAGAGCTAATATGGTACCTGATCAAGTACGAGGGAATCTAAACGCTGGTGATTTACTGTGGGCTAAATACCGTTCACCGTTCACTTATTTACCAATGAGCATTAAAGCTGAATATGCCCGATGTATTGACGAATTCTTTTCTCAGTACGGGTATAAAACTAATCGTGTAAAAGTTCCTAATATCACAGGTCGGAGGAACTGGAACTTTGTCAAAACTGTGGGTTGTTACATTGAAGGTGACGTGCCACAGGATGACTTACAAGAAATTAAAACAATGTTTGATAAGGGTATCACTTTCTGGCATAACCCTGCTACCTTCGGGGATTACAGCCAGAATAATGATATAATTTAAGTATGAGAATGATACGAAAACCACGAAAAAAGAGTGTAAACAGTGAGTTTACTGACGCAATGCTGGTGAACTCAGCTACGTATATTGATTACCTAGAGAGGATGAAGAAGATAGCACTGTCGATGTTTGAGTGGGTAAACCTACCGGATTCGATGAACGCTAGATATCTTGAAATGACTCTCTATTATAAAGGTCAGGCGGCTCTGCTCTGGGATGAAGATTACAATTTCATTAATACTCAGGCGGCCGATAGTGGGTACTTCAATATCTATGGTTTACCTACGAAACTAAACTGTTACTCTTATTCGTATAATAAAGAGAGGGAGTTATATATTCCAGGTTCTAATCTTCCGCCTGAAGAGGAATGTATTTTAGTCATGAATAACTTTGAAAGAGTACCAACCTGTTCAACGATAGAACTCTATGCTGAAAGATTAACTGACGCACAAAGAACTGCTGATATTAATATTAAGGCTCAAAAGACACCAATTCTAATGCTGACTGATAAGAATCAGGAGTTATCTTTAAAGAATGTGTATGCTCAATATGACGGTAACAGTCCTGTAATTACCGGAGATAGAAACCTTTTGGCTGAAAACTCTATCACTGTATTAAAGACTGACGCTCCATTTATTGCTAATGACATCAGAGTCTACATGAGAGAAATCTGGAATGATATGCTTAGTTTTCTGGGGATATCGAACCTATCTGAGAAAAGGGAAAGATTAATCAGTTCTGAAGCTGATTCAAATAATGAATTAGTCAATATGAATATGCAATCTTATCTGATTCCAAGAAAACAAGCCTGTAAAGAGTTCAATGAGAAATTTGGTCTTACTGGTACGTCTAAGGCAATTGATGTGAAACTCAGAAGCGACCTATACAATATTATCAAAGAGAATGAATCAATCATCTCCGAATATGATATTGAGAAGATGGAGGATCAAAATGCAGAAGCCTAAAATAATGATGCTACTTAGTGATGGCACCATGTTTGAAGTAAAGGAGGGAAAATGAGTAGATATACAATACAACTTAGAAGTGTAATTGAATTATGCAGCGAAGATGAAGTGAAAAGCTGGTTCTCTGATTATGAGTTATCTGACTACCTTACAACTGAAGAGATAGGTGTGATTAATGAGAGAGGAACCTGGAGTAAAGAGAAACTAGCTCAGATGATTATAGATCACTATTATATGTATGAGATAGGACTAGAAACTCCTGCTCTCTTTAAGCATCAAGCGAGAGTGATGATGCGAGAGTTAATGGAAGAAAAGGCTCCACTTATTTATTCTGCTTCGATCAAATACGATCCACTAGTGAATGTAGATGTAAAAGAGATTTATGACCGAAATTCAGATAGTCAAAGTAGCTCCAATTCTACTTCGTCCTCTAATGGTTCAGGTCTAACAGTAAGTTCGGATACTCCCCAGGGTCAAATTAGTAAGACGGCTATTTTACAGGGTAATTATGCTTCATCTACCGGTGCTAATGAGACTGAAAACACCATGAATGATTCGTCTAACACTGAAGGAAGTGGCAATGAACACTATGAAAAGAGGACTGTTGGTAACTCTGGTGTATCAGCTACAGCTCAGAAGATGGTTGAACAGTACAGGCAAAATATCATCATGATTAACCGTGATATAATTAAAGATGTAGGCGTGCTATTTATGAGCGTCTACTAGAAAGGAATTAAATGAATACAGTAGAAACACTTAGCTCACCGTTTAAACATCTAGTGATGACGATTGGTGAACTTCCCACTACTTTTGTAGAATCAATGAGTTACTACGAGTCGTTAGCATGGCTTGTGCATTATATAGAGACAACTTTGCTTCCTACAGTTAATGCTAATGCTGAAGCAACTATTGAACTACAAAAATACTATGAAGAATTAAAATCTTATGTCGAAAACTATTTTGAAAATTTAGATATTCAAACAGAAATTGATAATAAATTAGATGAAATGGCTGAAAGTGGTGAACTTGGTGAAATATTAGCCCAATTTCTAGAATCTTCTATCTATGAAGAAAGCATCACATACAGTAGAAATTATATATCAGAAAAACATACACACTACTATTTAGCTAAAATTCCTCATTTAAATAGTAACAACGAAAGAATTGTACTAAAACATGGTTTTGCAAGTAATGCTGTTACTAATCCTGTAGCAAACCAAAACATTGTTGAATGGGGACGAAGTAACAATGTAACACTGGCAGTAAATGCTTCCGTTTTTTACAAAAGTTCAAACCAAGAAAGTCCAATAGCGAATCATATACCAGGACAGATTATTCACAATGGAGAAGTTATATCTGATTATCCTTATGATCCAAGTGATCCTTCAACTTGGGCTGAAGGCGAAATCTGGTATCTAGGTCTCAAAGAGGATGGTACACTTAAAAAATATTCTATGGGGCAACAAGCTTCTGAACTTATTGCAGATGGTGTAATTGAATCTTTTGTTGTATTTAACCAATGTGCTATAAATGGTGTAATCCAAAGTGAAGGTCAATTTGTTGATGTAGATGTAGATAAATATCAATGGTGTTTAATAGGTCAGAATAGAAGCACAAAGGATTTCTATCTATTTGCATGTGATGGTAAAGGTAATTATTACGAACAAGGATTAACACTGCGTGAAGCATGTACTATCATGATAAACGCTGGTGCCGACGATATTTACAGATTAGATAGTGGCGGTTCAACTGAATTTTATTATAAAGGTGCCATGGTCAATCAACAAACAGATGATAATTTCAAAACGATTAGAAATATTCCTGATTTTATTTATTTTGAAAAAGAAATAACTTCTTCACCTTTAACGGACGAAATGTATGAAAGAGATAGAATCAACGGTGATACACTTAACCGAGCCAAAGAAGCTAAATATACCAATAACTTTAATCAGCCTGTTGTTATTTATCGAAAATCAACTGGGCCAGATACAGTTATTTCTCAAATTTTAGCTGATGGTAACAATGATGTAATGTCTATAATGTTAGATTCCACAGCTCATCCAAAAGGATTTTCTGTATGGGATGAAGCGAATAACCAGAGTACAATAGTTGTAGAAAGTACAGGTCTTATTAAAACCCCATCGTTTACTTCTGAAGATACATCTTGGGAAGAAATCAAAGATAATGAAACAAATTCTTTAACATTATATGTCCGCAAATTCTTTGATAAGATGATATTCTTTAGAGGAAGTATGGGCGGCTTAACTGCAAATAGTACTTATACGTTTACGTTACCAGCAAAATTTAGTAATACGTTTGAAAAAATTAGCGTGATTCAAGGTAGTGGTAATAATACTGGTAAATTAATATATGGAAGTGATGGAACAGTTACTTTAAGTAATTTCAGCTCAACAGAATTATACTTTGGTGTAATGATGATTAGAAATTAAAGTTTTATTTTACCACTAACCCTCCTTCTATTTACCTGTGGGAGGGTTTTTGTATGTTGAACAAATTTATTGTTCAGTTTTGCACAGGGCAGTGATAGTTTTCCACAGGGTGTGGATAAGTGAGGCATAGGGTGTGGATAAATTGTGGGTGGTGAATGGTTGGTGGTTAAATGATATGGTCTGTG